GGGAGCTGCTCGGCCGGGTCACCACCCTGGTCGACGACGAGGAAGACCCCGCGCAGGTGCCAGGCGTCCGGCTTCAGGGAGTGTTATGCAGACAGTCGAGATACGGCTGTGGGACGACCTGGACAACAAGGCGGGGCAGCGCGTTCAATCAGCCGAGCAGGTGACGCTGGAGTACACGTCGAAGCGGGTGAAGAAGCGGGTGACGCTCGATCTCACCACCGCCCACGTGGAGGAGCTGGAGAGCCTGCTCTTCCGCTGGCTGGACGCCGGGCAGGACCTGGACGCCAAGATCGCCGCGCTGCCGCACAGTCACAAGGCCGGGTCGAAGGAGGCCAGGGCCTTCTACGCCGGGCTGCGGGAGTGGGCCGCGATGGTGGGCCGCAGCGGCGAGCACTGGACGACGGGGAGGAACGGGCAGGCGAAGCAGTTCTACTACCCGCGGGGCCTGGTCGCCGACTACCAGGAGTACCTGCTCGACCAGGCCCGGAAGCAGGCCAGCTAGATGCCGGGCATGCGGTTCGCCCCGGCCGGCGTGCACCGGGAGCGGCTGGGCGATGACCAGCCGGCCACCTGGTACGTCATCTGGCTGGGACGCCCGCATGCCGACGGCGCTGTGATAATAGGGCGGACTAAGCGGATGCGCCGCCACCTGTGGCACCGGTGCTTTCCCGAGTCGGGCGGGGCCTGCCGCGAGGTGAAAGGCTGGACCGCCGGGGTGGAATGGCTGCTGGAGGTCCACCGCAGCCGGGAGGGGCCGCCGATTCCACCCGCGTGACGGGGAGATCAAGCGAGCCGCCGCGGGTGGTGCTGGAGCAGCCGCAGCCGGGCGACTTCTGCTGCGTGCCCATCAGCGGACGGGTGGGCCTGCTCATCGAGGCGGGCCAGTGGCTGGACGGCGACCGGTTCCAGCCCTACGACCACGCCGAGGTCTACATCGGGCAGCCCGACGACAAGGCGATCTACGGCTACACGGTCAGCACCTACCCGGCCGGGCAGGACCGCCAAGCGCTGCCGGTGCCGCCGTCGGCGCTGCCGGGCGCGCTGTGGTCGTCGGGCCTCATCGCGCTCACCCCCGCGCAGCGGATCGGCATCGTCGCCTGGTGCACCGAGCACCAGGACGTCCGGTACTCCTGGGCGGACTACGCGGCGCTGGCGCTGCACCGGTTCGGGCTGAACGACCCGGCGCTGCGCCGGTACATCGCCCGCTCCGATCGCCTCATCTGCAGCCAGTACGTCGACCTGGCGTACTCGGTGAACGAGGTGCACCTGTTCACCGACGGGCGCTGGCCGGGGTTCGTCACGCCGGCGATGCTCGCCATGCTGCTGCAGTCGAAGCTGGCGGAGCGGTTGCCCGGTTCGGCTGCGCGTCCGCGTCCGCCGGTGTTAGCGTCACCGGACCCGCAGTATTGCCTAGCCGCCTGCGGTGACGCCCGAGTGCCTCCCTGACCCCGGGGCGCGCGCCGGAGGGGAAACCGGCGCGGGCCTCTCCCGCAGGCTGAGGAGACATGCCCGTGTACCAGCCTCAGCACGCGCGCCGCGCCCGTCGCTACGTCGCGGTCACCGCCGCGTGCGCCACCGCCACCGTCGCGGCGGGCCTCCCGTTCGCGGTCGCCTACGCCGCCACCCCCACCGCGCCGCCGGGGCCGCCGCCCGCCCCGGCCGCCCAGCCCCAGGCGGCGAGCGCCTCCCTGCTGCCGGAGCGGCACGCAGCCCCGGCCGCCTCGCCGGGCCAGTACCTGGTGCGGCGGGGGGACACCCTGTCAGGCATCGCGGCCCTGTTCTGCGGCAGCGCGGCCGACTACCGGGCGCTGGCGGTCAACAACCGCATCGCCGACGCCAACCTGATCTACCCGGGGGAGCTGGTGAAGATCGCCTGCCGCGCGGCGCTGGCCGCGCTCGCCCCTGCCGCCGCGCCGCCCGACCCGCGGGCGGCCACCCTGGCGTCCGCCGGGGATCCGCCTGCCCGGGTGACGGCGGCGGGCGGCACGCTCGGCTGCGCCGGCCTGCAGGCCCTGTGGGACGCGGCGGGCGGCAACCAGGCCGACTCGTTCATGGCCGCCGAGATCGCCATGGCGGAGTCCGGCGGGCGGCAGTACGCGCTGAGCCCTACGGGGGATGTCGGCTATTTCCAGATCAACCTGGCCGCGCACGGTCCGGCGCTGGCCACGTACAACGCCTACGGCAACGCGCGCGCCGCGGTGCTCATCTCCTCCGACGGCACCGACTGGTCCCCGTGGACCACCTACCGGGAGAACCTGTACGAGGGCCGCTGCTAGCCGCCGATCGCAAGGGCGGGACCCGATCGGGTCCCGCCCTTCATCGCGCCAGGAGGCAGCATGCCACGATCGGCCGGAATGCTGGGGCGCAAGCCCTTCGACCCCGCCCGCAGGCGGCTCACCCTGGAGAAGTACCTGGACCCGCGCGGGAAGCTGCGCAAAGGCGGGCTGCCGGCGGTCCCGCTGACGGTCGACGTCAACTACGCCACCGCGGTGCCGTCGTGGCCCATGTACCTGAACGACCAGCTGGGGGACTGCACCATCGCCGCGATGGGCCACATGTACGGGGCGTGGACCTGGTACGGCAGCGGCGGCGAGGCATTGTTCGACGACGAGGCGGTCCAGGCGGTGTACTCGCGGGTGGGCGGCTACGTGCCGGGCGACCCCAGCACCGACAACGGGTGCGCCATGGCCGACGTGCTCGCCGACGCGAAGGTCAGCGGGATGACCGACACCACGGGCAAAGTCCACAAGGTGGCCGGCTACGCGGCGCTGGGCAACCCGGCCGACGAGGACCTGCTCGGCCAGGTGCTGGACGTGTTCGGGACGGTGTACGTCGGCATCAACGTCCAGCAGCAGCAGGAGACCGAGTTCGCCGACCAGAAGCCGTGGACCTGGAATCCGGCCGCCAAGCCGGTGGGCGGGCACGCCGTCTGCCTGCAGCGCCGGATGGGCTCGGGGCCCGCGCCGCTGGAGTACGTCACCTGGGGCGCGCTGCAGCCGGCCACCACCGGCTTCCAGGCGTTCGCGGCGGAGGAGGCGTGGGCGGTGGTCACCGCCGACTGGCTGGAGTCCAACGGCGACACGGTGCAGGGCCTGGACCTGCAGCAGCTGCTGGCCGACATGGAGTACGTGTAGGCCCGCCGTGGGCCGGGTGAGCGGGGAGAAGTACGTCGACCGGCGGTGCGACGACCTGCAGCGCGAGGGCGACCAGTTGCGGGCGCTTGTCGGCGAGCGGGCGCGACTGCTGCAGGAGGAGCTGGACCGCCGCATCAAGTCGACGGAGGACCGGCACGACCGTGACGTCACCGCTGTCCGGGAGCAGACGGAGCAGAGCCGAGTCGCGCTGGAGCACCGACTGGACGGCATGAACGAGTTCCGCGAGCAGCTGCGCGATCAGGCCACCCGGCTGGTGACCCGCGAGCTGCTGGACGGCATCGTCAACGGGCTGCGCACTCAGGACGAGCAGCAGGAGAAGCGCCTGCTGCAGCTGGAGCGCCAGGTGGTGGCGGACGAGGGCGCGGGCTCGGCCGAGAACCGGCTGAAAACCCAGCGGCAGACCAGCATCACCACGATGGTCGCCATCGTCACCACCATCTTGTTCCTGGTGTCGGCCGTGGTGTCGGTCATCCTCGTCGTCCACCCGGGGCACTGATGGCCGAGGGCACCGACCTGACGGCGCGGCTCAACTCGCTGCGCGAGGTGCTGCACATCGAGGTCGCGGCCAGCGAGTCGCTGCTCAACGCCCGGATCAACGGGGTGGACGAGCAGCGACAGATCCTGCTGTCCGGGCTCAACGACCGCGGCGACGCGTTCCAGGCTCAGCTGGACCGGCGGCTGGAGCACCTGCAGCTGCAGGTAGACCAGCGGTTCGAGTCGTACCGGGAGACCCTGGTCGCCTTGAAGGAAATGCTCGACGAGCGGTACGCCACCCAGACCAAGGCCCTGGACGCGGCGTTCAAGGCGGCGGAGCAGGCCGTCGCCGTCGCGCTCGCCAACGCCGAGAAGGCCACCGTCAAGGCGGAGATGGCCTCTGACAAGCGGTTTGAGGCAGTCAACGAGTTCCGCGCGGTGCTCGGCGACCAGACGAAGACGTTCATCTCCCGGACCGAGTACGAGACGTCGAAAGACGCCCTGGGCGACCGCATAGCCGCCGCCGACACCCGGGTGAACGCCCTGGAGCTGCGGCTCACCTCCCGACTCGACCTGGACCAGGGCGCGAACGCGGGCGGGGCCCAGGCGGTCTCGGAGAAGCGGCTGGACACCGGCCTGCTCTTCCAGATCCTGGCGGTGGTCATCTCCCTGGTGGCCGTGGTGGCCGTCATCGTCCTGCGCACGTAGCCCCAGGCCCGCCGCCGATTAGACCACCTGACGTCGCATCTGCCGACCAGGAGGTCCAGCGGCTATGCCCACCCTTAGCAATGCTTACGCGGGCACCCCGTTCGAGGGTTTCTCCCTCTCGCACGCGGCCATCCTGAGCGGCACCACCGGCGCTGAAGGCGCGACCGTCTACGGCGTCCGCAACGGGACTATCAGCACCGACCAGGGAAACTTCGAGAACACCGGCGACGACGTTGTGCTCTCCGAGCACTTCTGGATCAACTTCGCGAACGTCACCATCGAAGAGGGCTACATCCCCTTCTCGACGATCGCCTACATCACCGGCACCTCGGTCACCTCCTCCGGCGCAGCGGGCGCGGACTACTACGCCATCCCGCTGTGGACCCTCGCCTCCATGAACCAGGTGACCCTGCCGCTGGCCATCCGGGTGCCGTCCAAGGACGCCGGCGGACAGATCCGGACACTCGACTTCATCCTGTACCGCGTACAGTTCCAACCTTTCAACTTCACCGGGCCGTCGTACAAGACGGGCCTGAGCTGCGCAATCGCCGGTCGCGCGCTGTTCTCCACCGTCAACGAGGTGGGCGCGTCGCTGCCGGTCGCCTACGGCGGCACCTCCGGCACCGCGGGCATGAGCATCGGCCGTCTCGTCGCCCTGCCCGGCACCGAGACCGGCGCGTTTGTCGCCGAGCCGTTCGGCGCGGGTGGAGGAGTGGTGGTCTAGGTGGAAGAGCAGAAGGCACCCCTGCCGGGCGTCGCGGGCATGGCCCAGGGGCAGACCCCGGTCGAGCCGGAGCAGGCGCAGGAGACCGGCGGGCTGCCGGAGGACGGCGTGGGCGTCCCGCCGGACGAGCAGCCGGAGCAGCCGGACAAGCTGGCGACCGGCGGCGAGGCGCTCGAAGAGCAGCAGCAGAACCCGGAGCTGGACGACAACAGCGGGGCCCGGCCCTAGTCGCTTGACTGCGGTATAGTAGCGCCTGAGAACGGCGCGCTCCGTCAGGGACTTGTTCGGCAGACACACCCTGGAGCGCGCCGTTTCGCATGCCCGCCGATTGCCCCGGGTGACGCTCCCGAGGCCCCAGGAGGCCCGCATGCCGGACGAGTCCGAGCTTGACAGGCTGGACCCCCAGCCTGTGCTCTGCAAGATGTCGACCGGCTTCCAGCTGGAGATCGTCCGCATGCGCACCCGGCAGTTCTTCCGGCTGCTGCGCGTCCTCACCCACGGGGCCGGCCCGGCGATGATGCAGGCGGGGCTCGACTTCAAGGACAGCGGGTCGGAGTTCGCCTCCAAGCTGCTGGTGCTGGTGGTGATGTCCATCCCCGACGCCGAGTCGGAGGCGGTCGCGTTCCTGCAGTCGATGTGCCGACCCGCCGGGGTGGTGGACAAGACGGCCGCGCAGCTGACCAAGCAGGAGACCGAGGCGAACAAGGTCCTGTGGGAGCAGTTCTCCGAGGAGATGCACAACCCGGAGCTGACCGACACGATCGACCTGATTGAGATCATCGTCAACCAGGAGGCCCCGGAGCTGCAGGCGCTGGGAAAAAAACTGCAGACGGTGCTGGCCCTGTTCCGGAAGACGGGCCAGGACAAGGAGCCCCCGGAGCCCGAGCTGCCGGTGCAGGACCTCAGCTCGCCGGCGCGTTCGCATCGGCGTTCGACACGCTCAGCCACGAGTACGGGTGGACCGACGAGTACGTCCTCGACCTCCCCGTCTGCCGACTCCGGCAGGCCATCGAAGCCGCCGGAGCCCGCCGCGAGCGGGAGCACCACAGCCGACTGAGGCTCGCCGAATGGCAGGTGAAGATCGTGTGCCAGTTCATCGGGGCGCAGGCGCAGGTGGACGTGTCCAAGCACGGCGGGCGCAACCCGCTGGTGGAGATGGCCGCCTCCATCGACATCCTCGGGGGCCGCACGCCCGAGGAGGCGGAGCTGGACCGCATCCGCGGGCCGCGGGTGGCCGACCACTGGCAGGACGACCCGCGCCTGGCCCCGGTGGCAGCCGACCCGGCGGCCGGGGTGGAGGCCGACAACCCGGTCGGTTCGTACGAGTCACTGCTCGCCTCCTTCGGGGGGCCACCCCCGGTCGCCGGGCGGGGGTGAGGTCGTGCGCGACGATGACGCTGATGCGCGCACGTTGCGGGAGGCTGCCCAGGTGCTGCGGGCACGTTCGAAGAGGCCTCGGAGCTTCATGCTGGGCGTGCTCGTGTATGTCCTGAGGAGCGCAGCCAACGGCATCGAGAGCCGGGCGGGGGTGAGCGCGTGAGCCGGCTGGTGAAGGAGTACCACTGGGCGGAGGTGCCCAACTTCGGCGACGCCATGGCCCCGCTGCTGCTGGCGCGGTTCGCCGACCTGGCCACCGAGCGGGACACCATCAGCCACAGCCAGATCGTCACCGTCGGCTCGGTGCTCGAACATGTGCCGCCTGAGTGGACTGGGGCGATCCTGGGGGCCGGCAAGCTGCGCGAGGACTCCAGGCTGCACCTGCACACCAGGACGGCGACCATCTTCGGGGTGCGCGGCCCGCTGTCCGCCCGGCAGTGCCCGGCCGGGACGATCGCCATCGGCGACCCCGGCCTGCTGGTGAGCGAGCTTATCGCCATGCCGGACAAGGTGTACGACCTGGGGGTTATCCCGCACTGGAGCGACACGCAGCTGGCCGCCCGCCCCGAATTCCAGGGCAACGGCAAGTGGACCTCCCGGGTCATCAGCCCGCGCGGCGACCCGCTCGCGGTGATCGCCCAGATCGCCCGGTGCCACCGGGTGGTGACCAGCAGCCTGCACGGGATCATCACCGCCGACGCGTTCGGGATCCCCCGGCGGGTGGAGCCGGCCGGCCTGCGGCTGGGGACAGACGGGATGTTCAAGTGGCGCGACTACTCGGCCAGCGTCAGCACGCCGTTCGAGCCGGGGCGGATGACGGAGGTCTCCCGCCTGCGGGTGGCCGACCGGCAGTACGAGCTGTTCGACGCCTACAGCGACCTGGGCGACTGGGCGAGACGCCGGTGAGCGCCGGAGGGCTCGCCGGCATCGCCGTGGCCGCGCTTTTTGGAGGGATCATCGTGGTCGCCATCATCGCCAGCCTCTGGGGCGGGCGCGGACGCAGCCGGGGGAGGGGCATCACCCTGCTGGTCCCGTTCCGCAGCGACGGGGCCCGGCGCAGCGCCACCTGGGAGTGGCTGCGCGCGTACTGGCAGGCCTGGCTGCCGGAGGCGGAGATCATCGAAGGGCACAACGAGGCCGTCCCCTTCTGCAAGACCGCCGCGGCCAACGAGGCGTTCCGGAGGTCAGAGGGGGACGTGATCGTCATCCTGGACGCCGACTGCTACATCGACAGCCGGGTGGTGCTCGACTGCGCCCGCCGGATCAGGACGGCGCGGCGGCGCGGCCGGAAGCTGTGGTTCATCCCCTACCGGCACTTCTACCGGCTCACCGACCAGGCCAGCCTGCTGGTGCTGTCCTCCCCGCCGGACGACCCGTACCAGTTCAGCAGCCCGCCGCCGCCCGGCGACACCGAGGAGTCGTCCGGCCAGTCGGTCGGCCACTGGTACGGGGCCCTCATCCAGATCATGCCGCGGGAGGCGTTCATCGTGGCCGGCGGGATGGACGAGAGGTTCGCCGGCTGGGGCGGGGAGGACGTGAGTTTCATGGTCGCGGTCGACACCCTGTACGCCAAGCACCGCACCACCCGCAACCAGACGCTGCACCTGTGGCACCCGCACATCGGGACGCTGCACGTGGAGCGCGAGTGGGTGGGCCAGGCGGTCGCCGGGTCCAACAACCCGCTCGCCATCCGGTACCAGGGGGCGCGGGGCCGGCCTGACCGGATGTCGGCGCTCACCCGCGAGGACGGGGCCGGGGTCCTGCAGCCGGGCGGTGCGCGATGAGCACCCGGTCGTGCCGGGTCTGGCGGGCCGAGCCCGGGCAGTGGGAGTGGGACGTCCGGCTGGGCGGCAGCCGCTGCACCGGGACGACCGACACATGGCGCAAGGCCTACGACAGCGCGCTGGAGGACCTGGCCTGGCTGAGTCAGGGGGGTACCCGGTGAAGATCCGCTGGCTGGACGACGTGGCCGCCCACGACTACGACGCCGCGCTCGACTACCTGACGCTGAAGCTGGACCGGCCCCGCGCGGAGACGATGGTGGCGGCGCTGCGGGCGCTGCCCGGGCCGGAGCTGCGGCGGGCCAACGACATCCTGCGCGCCTGCGGGCTGCCGCCGCTGCCCCGCGATGACCCGGGGGTGGCCCGGCACCTGCGCAAGGACGCCCGTAAGCCGCTGTCGCCGGTGCTGGTGGTCAGCTTCGACGACGGCGGGGACATCGCCGACGGCTACCACCGGGTGTCGGCCGCCTACCAGCTCGACCCGTACACCCCGGTGCCGGCCCGGATTGCGTCGGTGAGCCGTGAGTAGGTCATGCGTAGTACAGATTATGGAACCTCTGAGCGAGCAGGTCCGAACCTGTTTGTCCGACGACTGTGACCGCGTACTCAGGGCGGTCAACCGGAGTGGGTACTGTCATAGGCATCAGTCGCTGGGCCTGTCTGAGGAGGCTAAGCAGCGCAAGCTGGACCGGTACCGAGAGGGCCGCGCTGCCCGTCGCACGCCTCGTCCGGTTTGTCAGGCGTCGAATTGTGGGCGTCTTCTCTACCGGGACAATGTTGCAGGCTTCTGCACGGAGCACCGTCATCTATCTCCGGTGGTGCAGGCGGCTAAGCAGGAGTACGCCGCTGACGCGACTAACGCCAGCAAGAAGAGGGCTGTTAACCGCCAGCGCTATGAAGAGCAGCAGTCGGAGGTCATTGCCCGGGCAGCGGCCTACCAGAAGGCGCACCCGGAGGTCCGGCAGGCGGTTCAAGCTCGACGGAAAGTCCGCGGCTGCGCTGGTCAGGACGCCATGGACCGAGCGCTGTCTGTGGCTTACCGGCTGGCTATCGCTCATGATGCCTGCTTCTACTGTCACGCGAGTGAGACACACCATGTGGATCACTATGTCCCGCTAGCCAAGGGAGGTACGGACCACTGGTGGAACCTCGTTCGATCCTGTCGTCTTTGTAACCAGCGTAAGCACACCATGCACGGGGACGAGTTCCTCCTTCTGATGGGGGGAGGTGATGCTGGAGTGAAGTCTCTTCCCAGCGGGATAGATGGCATTTGAGGGACCAGAGTATTGGTATGTGGTGTATAAGGCCATCGGAGACTTTGGTTTAACCTGGCGACCTCATGCGGGACGCCGCCCAGGCGAAGGCCGCCCTGGTCGGCATGCAGGACGCGGTGAAGGCGGAGACCGCGGCGGAGGTGGCGGGAGCCACCCAGGCGGCGGCCGCCCGGCAGAAGGACCTGATCGCCATCCGCGACGAGGCCGCAGCCCTCACCCAGCTGGGCAACGCCGCCAAGCAGACCAACGTCCAGCTGCTCTACGGCGGGCGGAGCAACGAGCAGCAGCACCTGTCCGACATGGCCCAGGAGCTGAACTACCTCACCCTGCTCAACCGGCAGAAGTGGCTGGGCTTCTCCTCCGTTCAGCAGGCCATGTCCTACCGCCAGCAGATGTACCAGCTGTCCCTGCTGGAGAACCGGGCGCACTTCGCCGGCTACCTGACCGCCGACCAGTACCTGGCGTTCATGCAGCGCGAGACGATGCAGACGGCCGCCCTGTCGGCCGCCATCCGGGACCGCACCGGCGTCATCTCGTCGGAGACGTCGGCGCTGCTCGCCCACGCCAACGCCCTGCAGGGCACCAACCAGAGCCTCGGCTCGCTGGGCGAGCAGCTGGGCACCGCGTCCGTCTACGCGGCGGCGATCAGCGGCGTGACCCCGCTGGTGCGCACCCGGGCGGAGTTCGACGACTCCCAGGCCCTCGCCCAGCTGGCCGCCTACCGGGCCGCGCTGGCGGGCATCCCCCAGGCGGAGAGCGTCGACATCATCTCCGTCGCCACCCGGCTGGGCGGCGTGCCGCTCACCGGCACCCCCGGGGCGCTGGCCGAGGTGGACGCCCTGCAGACCGCGCTGGAGGTCATCAACGCCGAGGTGGCGCGGCCGAAGCTGGAGCTGGAGGGCGGCCCGGAGGCCGTCACAGAGGCTGCCCTGCTGCAGGCTGAGCTGACTGAGCTGAACCGGCGTTCCGTGCTCAACATCGGTGTCAGCTTCGACGAGGTGGAGGCGGCCCGGCTGGCGGCGGAGGCGCTCGCCGACGAGCTGGCCATCGACGCGAAGACGTGGTTCATCCGCCCGCCGGAGATCGAGGGGGGCGAAGAGACGATCCCCGACCTGGAGGCGATCCGCGCCGCGCTGAACGCCATCCCCGACGACGTGCACAAGGTGATCTACGTCGATGACGTCGGGGCCATCGACGAGCTGGAGGAGTTCACCCGGGCGTTCGAGGCCATCCCGCAGTCGGAGATCGTCCAGGCTCAGTTCGATGACGATGCCGCTCGCAACGAGGTCGACGATTTCGCCCAGCTCATCATGGACGCGTCCCGTAAGAAGTACGAGATCGAGATGGGGCTCAACGGCGATGAGGTGGTCGACGAGCTGGGCGTGATCGAGGGCAAGGTGCTGTCGGTTGAGGAGGCGTCCCGCTTCCTGCTGCCCATGTCGGGCAGCGGGGCCGGGGGAGGCGGCGGGGGCCCGCCCCCGATCGTGCCGCCCGGCTTGGGCGACGACGATGACGACCTGAACAACGCGGCGGTCGCCTGGGACGCGATCGAGCGCGCCATGCGCGGGGCCGACGACGAGGCGCTCCGCTCCTCCAGCACCTCCAAGGCGGCGGCGTCCGCCGCGACCGCGGCAGGAGGCGCAGCCCGCGGGGCCGGCGGCTGGTGGGGGCTCTGGACTAAGCAGCTCACCCTGTTCGGCGGGGCGTTCGACGGCATCCCCCTGGTCAGCCACATCAGCGTGTGGGCGCTCGCCCTGCACACGCTGCTCGACTTCTTCATCGTGCTGGTGCCCGCGGTCATCGCCGCCGGGGTGGCGCTCGGCACCTTCGGCGTCGCCATCGAGCCCGCCTTCCTGGATATCTACCAGCACTTCAACGGGCTGCACCTGGCCCTGGACGCCCTCACCACCGGCGACGGGTCCATCAGCCAGACCACGCAGCACATCGGCTTCCTGTCCGACCAGATGGGCACCCTCAACTCGGTCATGAAGCCGGTGCCGGTCACGTTCCGGAGCCTGCAGGACGCCATGGCCCCGGAGGGCATCACCCTCTACGGCGCGGCCATCAACACCCTCGCCCACGGGACCGGCCTGCTCGGCACCATCGTCCAGAAGACCGGGGCCTGGGTCGAGACCTTCGCGATCAAGCTGCAGACCGCCGTCACCTCCGAGTCGGGGGTGCTGGGCCCGCTCATCCAGACCGCCCTCAACGACCTGCACATCCTCGGGTCGATCGGCGGGTCGATCCTGCAGATCTTCACCGAGCTGCTGAAGGCCGGGGAGATCACGCACGTCTCCGAGCTGCTGTTCGAGGGCGTCGCCTACGCCCTGTCGGTGGTGGCGAAGGCGCTGCAGATGATCGGGCCGTACGCGCTGGCGGCGGGCATCGCGTTCTTCGCCGTCGTCCACTACGGCGGCCTGCTGGTCACCGCGCTGCGCGCGGTCTCCCTGTGGATAGCCACCACCAGCGTCGACATGGTGGTGCTGGGGTCGAAGCTGCCCCTGGTGGGCGACGCGTTCGCCGCGTTCGGCCTGGAGGCCAACGCGGCCATCGCCGCCATCCCGGCGGCCGCGTTCCTCGCCGTGGCCGCGGCGATCACCGCCGTCGGCTACGCCATCTACTCCGCCGCCCAGGCCAGCAGCCAGGCGAAGACCTTCGTCGGCGGCCTGCAGGCGGCCCTGGCCAACGACACCGCGGCCGCCGGCTTCGCCCAGATTCAGACCAACCTCAAGTCGATGAGCGACTACCTGGGGTCGGCCTCCGTCAACAGCCGCAACTTCGTCGGCAACATGGCCCAGGGCTGGTCGGACCTGTTCAAGGCCGCCCCCGGCCTGGCCCGGTACAAGGACCTGTGGGAGGCGATCACCGGGACCAACCAGCAGCCGGGGTCCACCGCCCTGGTGCTGAAAGAGCAGACGGCCGAGCAGCAGGACTGGACCACCACGCTGGTGGCGGCCGCGGCCGCCTCCAAGCAGTACGGCACCACCGCCCAGCAGTCGTTCGCCTTGATGGACCTGGCCGGGGTGAAGGTCACCGACTCCCTCGCCGTCCAGAAGACCAAGGTCGACGACCTGGTGACCGGCTGGCTGAACATGGGGATTCAGGGCTACCAGCTGAAGACCGGGATGAACCAGCTGGGGGCGGCGATCGACTCGATTTCGCTCGCCGGCGAGATCACCGACAGCTCCATCACCACCCTCACCGGGGACTTCACCTCGTTCCTGACCCTGGTGACCAGCGGGCAGACCGGGCTGGACACCTTCGGCTCCGGCATCTACACCGTCGACACCAACCTGAAGGCGGCCGGGGCCGCCATGGGCGGGGTGAACGCCGCCAGCTTCACCCTCCGGTCCTCCTGGGAGGCGCAGCTCACCGCCGGCCAGTCGCTCTACAACAACCTGCTGCTGCAGAACGCGGCGGCCGGCAACACGACCAAGACCAACGCCGAGCTGGCCGCCTCCGGGC